TAATATTACAACTGCGGTATTTCGTGACCCAAGTGCTTGGTATCATTTTGTTATTGCTATTGACACTACTCAAGCAACAACAGCAGATAGAGCAAAGATTTATGTAAATGGTGTTTTACAAACAGTTACTGTTTCTAATGGCGGTATTGGTTCAAATGCAAATTGGGGATTTAATACTGCTAACACTTTAAATATTGGTAGATATACAGGTGGCTCAAGTTATACAGATGGATACCTAGCAGAAACAAACTTCATTGATGGTCAAGCCCTAACCCCATCCTCATTTGGTCAAACATCCACAACTACAGGTGTATGGATTCCTAAGAAATACACAGGAACATACGGCACTAACGGATTCTATTTACCATTTACTAATACTGCAAGCACAAGCACACTGGGTAACGACTTCTCAGGCAATAGTAATACTTGGACAGTAAACAACATTAGCCTAACTGCTGGCACTACTTATGACAGCATGACCGATGTGCCTACGCTGACAAGTGCTACTGCGGCTAATTATGCTGTTTGGAATCCATTAATTCTGGCACGCAATTTTGATAGTAATCCACAGACAATAACAAACGGAAATCTTGTATCTCAATTTACATCAAACACTACCGCTGGAAAATTTGGTGGAGCATCAACAATTGGCGTAAGTTCAGGTAAGTGGTATTGTGAAATTGTAGTTACTGAAGGTGGAACTTATCCAACATACACAAACTTGGGAATTACTGGCGACCCAATGTATAACGCCACAGTAACAAATGCTTCGCTTGGTGGACAAGACTACTCGGTCGCTTGGTACAACGCTAACGGCAATGTTTACAGGAATGGAAGTTCGTTGTTTTCAGGTTCTACGCAGACCGCTCCATATACGGCAATGATTGCTTTAGATGTAGATGCTGGCAAAATATACTTTGGATTTAATGGAACTTGGATAAATTCTGCTAATCCTGCTGTTGGAACTGGCGGATTTAATATTTTGGCAGTTTCAAGCACTCCAACAGGTCAGTATTTTATAAGCTGTTTTTTTGCATCTACTGGAATGCAAGGTTCATATACACTCAACGCAGGTCAACAACCATTCGCCTACACCCCACCAACAGGCTTTAATAGACTAAACACATTTAACTTACCTACTCCTACGATTGGTGCTACTGCATCTACAACAGCAAATAAGTATTTTGATGCTACTACTTATACGGGTAATGGAACAAGCGGAAGGGTTCTTGGAAATGCAGGTGGTTTTCAAGCTGATTTAGTTTGGATTAAAGGCAGAACTGTTGCTTGGAATCACCAACTTGCCGATATAATTAGAGGTGGCGGTAAGAGTCTGCAATCAAATTTAACGGATGCAGAAGTTACTAATGAGCAATATGGTTATGTATCTGCTTTTAGTTCTAGTGGATTCACACTAACAACAGGTTCGTTAGGTGCTGATTTAGTAAATAACAATACTAGCCCTTATGTTGCATGGCAATGGAAAGCCAACGGCACAGGAGTAACCAACACAGCAGGTTCTATTACATCTACAGTAAGTGCTAATACAAGTGCTGGATTTAGTATTGTTACTTATACAGGCATAGGTGGTGCAGGAAGTGTTGGTCATGGGCTTGGTGTTGAACCTAGAATAATTATTATTAAATCAAGAAGCTCTGCTACAGGTTGGCGGGTTTATAGTGCAAATCTTGGAATTACAAGTTATTTATTATTAAACTCATCCTCTGCTGTTGCAACTGCATCTATGTGGGGTACTCCAAATTCCACTACATTTATTATTGGCGGTACAGGCTATGAAGTTAATGAAACTGGTGCAACCTATGTAGCCTACTGCTTTGCTCCTGTCGCTGGCTACTCTGCTTTTGGCTCATACACAGGTAATGGTTCTACAGATGGTGCTTTTATCTTTACTGGGTTTAGACCTAAATATATTATGATGAAATCAACATCAACAGAAAGCTGGGAATTGTTTGATACCTCAAGAAGTTCTTTTAACCAAGCCGTTGCATTGTTAGAAGCAGATGCTAGTGGTTCTGAAAACACTTCAAGCACCTCTGCAATAGATATTCTGTCAAACGGATTTAAGCAAAGAAATACTAGAGCAGCTACCAATGGTTCAGGAACAACTTACATCTACATGGCATTTGCCGAAAACCCATTTAAATACAGTAACGCACGATAGGAAATATTATGCCGTTTAAACTCGGAACTAAAACTATCCAACTGGATACTCCATTTACACATAACGACATCCAATACCCAGCTAACTGGATTCGTTTAGCATCTGAAGAAGATAAGTCTGCTATCGGTATGACATGGGAATCTGACCCTGTACGGGCAGATGACCGTTATTACTGGGATGGTGACATCAACAATCCCAAAGCATTAGAGGATGTTACCGAAACAGTAGATGGGAAAGAATACACAACCAAAGGATTGAAGTCTCACTTGATCTCTCAAGTAAAAGCTGCCGCTGGTTCTATCCTTGCTCAGACTGATTGGATGGTAATTCGCAAAGCTGAACGCAATGTAGACATCCCTACTTCTGTAGCTGATTATCGTGCAAGCGTAGTAGAAAAGGCTGCCGAGTTGGAGGCAGACATATCTGCGGTTACTACTGTAGAACAATTAATTTCTTTAGACATTTCTTTACCATCGGATAAATAATGGCAACCAAGTTTACTAATAATGCTTCTGCAACGCTAGCAACATCGATTAATAACTCTGTTACATCGATCGTAGTTACTGCTGGACAGGGGGCGTTGTTTCCAACGCTAAGCGCAGGAGATGTGTTCTTTGCTACTCTTGTAGACTCAAGTAACAATCTAGAGATTATCAAAGTAACTGCCAGGGCAACTGACACATTTACCGCTGTGCGCGGACAAGATGGTACTCTTGCTAGATCATATACAGCTGGAGACCGTGTGGAGCTACGCCCCGTTGCTGCTGCTTTAGATACTTTTGCTCAGCTGGCATCGAACCAGACGATGAGTGGTAACAACACGCTAAGCGGTAATAACACCCACAGTGGAAACAATACATTTAGCGGCACAAATAACTTTACTGGAGTAGCTACCTTGGCCTCTCCTGTTATGACTGGAACTCCTGTTGCTCCTACTGCAGCTGCTGGAACCAATACAACTCAGCTAGCTACTACGGCTTTTGTATTAGCAAACGGAGTGCCTACTGGCGGTCTAGTAATGTGGTCAACTAATACTGCTCCCAATGGATTCTTGCTTTGTGATGGAGCGGCAGTTTCTCGTACAACTTATGCAGCATTGTTTGCAATAGTTGGGACTACCTTTGGTGCTGGCGATAATTCAACTACGTTTAATGTACCAAACTACACAAATCGTGTGCCATACGGAGCAACCCTAGGTGCAACAGGTGGTTCTGCAGACGCAGTTGTAGTAGACCATACCCACACTGCCACATCATCTGTATCTGATCCTGGTCACAATCACACAACTAATTTAATTCCATACAATGGAACTTTAGGATCTCAAATCCACGGGGCAATTAACTCTGGAAACACAACTGGCACTAGCACAACTGGCATTACTGTTAGTACAACGATTGCCAATGCTGGACAATCTGGCACAAACGCTAATTTGCCACCATATCTTGGTATTAAATTTATTATTAAAACATAGGGTAAACACCTATTGTAATTAAATAGCTAACATTAACAATGCTGTTATGCAACATTAACAAATATATTTGGTAATTAAATGAGTGAAGAGATTCAACGTGACTTAGGAAAACATGATGCGCAGATCGATGCGTTAAACGATCGAGTAGATCAATTGCAGCATGACCTCAGGACGGTTATGGCTCAACTTTCTAGTATTCAACACACATTGTCAGAGGCAAAAGGCGGATGGAAAACACTAATGTTCATAAGCGGAGTGTCAGCAGCAGCGGGCGGGCTAATCGTAAAACTACTAACGTGGCTCCCAATACTCCCTCGGTAAAAACACCAGCTCTCGTATTGATTGAATGGCTTGATGCTGAACATGAGTTTGGCTGGCAAGACAGCAACGATATTGACGACAAGGAAGAGTTGCTCAACTGTTGGACAGTTGGATGGCTTCTCAAAGAAACCAAGACACAAGTGAAAGTTTGTCAGACTTTCTCTTTGGATAATCATGCGCAAACACTCACGATTCCAAAGGGCATGATCATTCACACTACCGTTTTACAACAACCGATAGCACGATATGCCAGCACCCAAAGTAAGTGACGAATTATTTATAGAAACATGGAATAAACATCGCAACGCAGCAGCAGTTGCAAAAGAGCTAGACCTTGGTTTACGAGGTCTGCACAGACGACGACAGCGCATTGAAGAGCGCTATAACATCCATCTAGGCGTAGACGATCCTAGATCACCCACCTTCGTAAGAAGAGAGCATTCACCCAGAGTAGATTGTGAAATGGATAGTGGCGTGATTGTTGTTGGATCTGACGCTCATTATTGGCCTGGAGTTATTAGCACAGCGCATAAAGCATTCGTTCAAGTCATTAAAGACATCAAGCCAGACTTGATAGTTATGAACGGAGACTTGTTTGATGGAGCATCTATTAGTAGATTCCCTAAGTCAGACTGGTCCAGGCCACCTTCAGTAAAAGAAGAACTGGAGGCCGTTTCCGATCGCTTGTTTGAGATTAAGCAGGCAGCCGCAAACGCAAAGACCTGGTGGTGTCTTGGTAATCATGACATGCGTTTTGATACTAAGCTTGCGAATATGGTTCCTGAGTTTGCTGGAGTGCAAGGCTTCACCCTCGGAGATCACTTTCCAGGATGGCAGATTAGCATCAGCCTGTTTGTAAACCAAAGCTTAATGATCAAGCATCGCTTCCGTAACGGTACGCATGCAACATGGAACAACACCTTATATAGCGGTGTATCCATGTGTACAGGTCATTTGCATCGCTTGCAAGCCACAATCATTAATGATTACGGCGGTGCTCGTTGGGGTATAGACTGCGGTACCCTAGCTGAAACACATGGCGATCATATGCACTACGGAGAAGACAACCCAATGAATCATTGCTCTGGGTTTGCAGTTTTAACAATTGAGGATGGCATCCTTCTTCATCCTGAGTTTTGTTTCGTAGTAAATGAGAAGGCTTACTTCCGCGGTAAACAAGTAAAGGTATAAACATGTATTTTATTTTTGATATTTACAACATGCTCAAAGAGAAGATCAAGAGCAAGTTGTTCCCAGCAGAGCCATTGCCAGAACGCTTGCGTGAATGGCCGTTCCCTGTTGGTCAAGTGCCTGCAGTTCAACCGAAGCGTGGTCGTCCTCGCAAAGAAAAGAGTGCGATCAAAAAACCCACGGCAATCAAACCTCGCAAAGGAGATGCCCGTGGTAAATGAACGAAATCGCGTCTGGAGCTAATGCAGCGGTAGGCAGCATCAAAGAAGCAATTGGTGCTAGCCGTAATGTAACCAGTCTCGTAAGAGACATCGACAACGAAGCGACCTCAATAGCCCAAGAACGGGCTGCACAGAGACGCAAAGAACAGCAGGTTCAACCAGACCTGGCTGTTCTCAAAGCCTACAACGAATATCAACTGCTAGCAAAAATGCAGAAGGTAGAGAACGATCTGAAGGCTGACATTATCAAGCATCACGGCCCAAAGGCATGGCAAGACGTACAGGCAATCAAGCAAAAAATCATTAAGCAAGAAATGGAAAACGAAAAACTGTTTCGACAGGACGTTACCAAAGGAAGGATCACAATGATTTGTTGCTGGATAGTCATGGGATGGATTTCATGGTACCTGACTTGGGGCATTAAATAAAGGACATCAATGTTTACTATTATTTCTACAGCACTCTCATTCTTAATGGGCGGTCTACCTAAACTATTGGACTTCTTCCAAGACAGGTCGGATAAATCCCATGAAATGGATATGGCAAGACTGCAGATGGAGCGTGAGCTCAAAATGATGGAAGCTGGTTTTGCAGCACAGGCTAGGGTGGAAGAAATTAGAACCGATCAAATTGAGATGCAAACGCAAGCTCAAGAAAGATCAGCAATGTATCAGCATGACATTGAAATCGGCAAAGGCGCATCCCAATGGATCATCAATCTACGTGCTTCTGTGAGACCTGTAGTGACATATCTGTTTGTCTTGCTTCTTATTATTGTTGATATAGCATCCATCTGGTGGGCGTGGTCGACTGGAATGCAATTTACAGAGGCAATACCTTTGGTATTTGATGCAGATGAAATGCAGATTCTAGCTTCGATTATTGCTTTCTGGTTTGGAACTCAAGCATTCAAGAAATGAACGTAAGCGATAAAGCAATAAAAATGATTAAGCACCATGAAGGGGTGCGTCAACGTCCATATCGCTGTCCAGCTAAATTGTGGACGATCGGTGTTGGGCATGTACTATACCCAAGGCAAGGTGCGTTAAAAGTGGACGATAGGGATTCTGTTCCTTTAGAAGAGCGTGACAATAGAACCTTTTCAATGGAGGAAGTAGATGGCATTCTTAGAGATGACCTTAATCGCTTTGAGCGAGGCGTTGAACGCTACTGTCCCGTTAAGCTCACTCAAGGTCAGTTCGATGCTCTTGTTAGCTTTAGCTTCAATGTTGGTCTTGGAACATTACAGCGCTCAACCCTCCGTCAAAAGGTTTTGCGTGGAGATATGGAAGGTGCTGCGGAAGAGTTTCTGAAGTACACAATAGGTGGCGGCAAAGTATTAAAAGGGTTAGTCAATCGTCGCAATGATGAACGTGCCCTATTTTTATCTTAAGAGGATTTAATGGCAGGTCTGAAACTAATGGCAATGGGCGGGTATGTGCCCCGCGTTGCACCTCACTTGTTAAACGACAATGAGGCGCAGAAAGCCCTAAACACCAAGCTATATGCAGGAGACTTGCGTGCTTGGAATAAACCAGGGTCCCTTGATGTTCCTGTTTTCGTTTCAGAAAACACCACGACTATTTACAAAGGGCGCGATACCGCAAACGATGGACGTTGGATTGCATGGAATACAGACGTTGATGTAGCCAAAAGTCCTGTGCCTGGATCTGAGTATATGAATATCTTCTACACTGGAGATGGAGTACCAAAGAAAACCAACTCTACATTGTGTGGAAGTACTGACGGAACAGCGCCAGCTGCATATCTTAATATGGGTGTTCCAGCCCCTATTAGTGCGCCTGTAGCAACACCTATTCTTGGAGGCGGCACAACCGAAAACAGAGTTTATGTTTACACTTATATCAGCGTTTTTGGTGGCATAGAAGAAGAAAGCGCTCCCAGCCCAGTTTCCGCTGAAGTAACAGTTCATTTAGCTCATGGAGCAACTATCAACGGATTTGCAGCTCCGCCAACTACAAATTACAACATTACTAAACGTAGGATATATCGGTCTGTATCTGGAACTGGATCAACTCAGTTTCAATTTGTGGCTGAGATTCCATTGGCTACTACATCGTATCTAGATAACATTCCTTCATCTGGCTTAGGAGAAGTTTTAAGCAGTCAATTTTATGAAGAACCTCCCAGCAGTATGAAAGGCGTTATTTCTTTACCAAATAACTTCTTAGCTGGGTTCTTTGGGCAAACGCTTTGTTTTTCTGAGGTGAACTTTCCACATGCTTGGCCGTCTATTTATCAGGTAAACGTAGGCTATGACATAGTAGGCATTGCAGCTTTCGGTCAGTCAATTGCGGTAATGACTAAGGGTTATCCCTATGTTGCGTCTGGTCTTACACCAGAAAATATCACCTTGGAAAAGGTTGCAATCCTAGAGCCGTGCGTGGCTAAGAGATCAATTACATCAGACAACACAGGCGTTACTTATGCAAGCCCAAATGGACTGGTTGGAATTGGTCCAGGTCAAGCTGGATTGATGACTGGCAACGTAATGCTAAAGAACGATTTTGATAAGTTTAATCCTCAAACGCTTCGGTCTGCATTCTTTGCTGGTAAATACTTTGGCTTCTTTAACGATGGCACAGAAACCATTACTGATGGCGCTTTTATATTGGACCGAAATTTACAGGCTACCCCGCTTAGCCTAACCACCTTAGCTGCTCAGGCATGTTTTGTAGACCCAGAAGATGGGAACATGTATGTGGTTGAAGATGCTGAAATCAAAGAATGGGAAGGCGATATTTACAATACCCTTCCATACGAGTGGGTTTCAAAACGCTTTGTATTAGAAGCATGCAATCTAGGAGCTATTGAAGTAGAAGCTGACTTTGACAGTATTGAAGAGGCAGAAATTCTTCAAGAACGGGTGGAGCAACTGATTGCTCAAAACCAAGCAATCTGGGCTTCTGGGGTTCCATTACAGGGCACCTTCGGGTCGCAAGTCCTAAATTATTTTTTAATGAACGGATCGATATTAAACGCCATTCCAGCCCTCGTAGACGATCGGTATCTCCTGGTTGAGGTCAATTGCGACGACCAGCTTATTCACACGGCTCAGTACACACAACGCGGAGTTTACAGATTACCATCTGGCCACAAAGGTACCAACTTTGTTGTTAAGGTTAACGGCAATATTGAGCTACGTTATTTGTTACTGGCTGAAACAGTTAAGGAGCTGAAGACGTTATGAGAAAGCCTGCAATCCCAGCGGTTAACGTAACTGATCAACAAGTAGCAGCTCTTTTACGACCAATTAAAGAGAACGTTGAGATCTTAACTGGCACTAGAGGCGGTTCCTTAACAAAACTAAACACTAGTGCTACATTGGCGGAAGTTATTAGTAAAATAAATGAAGTAATAGACCGCCTAAACGCATGACAACACAGCTGATCTTAGAGGTTGAACCAGTCTACAAGTTTGTGACTGGATTTATGCCTCTGGTTAGATCGGCTGGTCAACAAGGTATAGGACTCGAGCGAGATGGAGAACTAATTGCTGGTGTCTTGTATGATGATTTTAATGGATCCAATATATGGATGCATGTTGCAGCAAAACCAAATAGCAACTGGCTTAACAGGATGTATCTGAAAGCCTGCTTTGCGTACCCATTTCTTCAACTCAATTGTAAACGTGTTTCTGGTTGGGTTGAAGTAAGCAATACCGACGCTAGACGCTTTGATGAGCATTTAGGTTTCCAACAGGAGGCTGTGCTCAGTAGCGCAGCTCGTGACGGCGGTGACGTGATCATCTATCGGATGTTCAAAGAAGATTGCCGCTTTATTCTTCAAGATAAAAAAAGGTAAGAACAGATGTCTAGATGGCATACCACTGAATACGACATGCTCCCTGAGCGAGCTTTCCAACCGATTGGCGGACGGAATAATCCTTTTGGAAAAAAGATGACCCTCGAGGGTGGAGGTAAGGGCGGCGGGGCTCCAGATCCCAACCCTGGGATGATCGCCTCGGCACAATCTGCAAAGGAAACTGCTGATGCTCAGAGGGAAATTGCTGCCAACTCTCTTGCTTTTTATAAGCAACAATATGAGGAGTTTAAACCTCTTTACGACGAGATCGTTCAAAACGAAGTAGCCATTGCTAATGCCAATCAAAAACGAGCTGAAGAGTATGCTCAATATGAACGTGAGACTTTCAGGCCATTAGAACAGAAGCTGGTTAAAGACGCTTATGATTACTCCACAGAAGGAAGACGTGAGCAACTTGCATCGCAGGCTGCTGCTGACGTATCTCAGGCATTTGGTGTAGCTCGCGGACAACAAACTCGTCAAATGGCGGCCGCTGGTTTACGTCCTGACTCTGGACGCTTTGCTGCTCTTAATCAAAATCTTTTAACTCAAGAAGCATTGGCAAGAGCTGGTGCACAAAACAAAGCCCGTATTGATGCTGAGAACATAGGGTATGCACGCTTACAAGATGCTGCAGCTCTAGGTCGTAACTTAGCAAGCAATGCTTCTACCGCTTATGGCGTGTCACTTAATGCTAGCAACTCTGCTGGTCAGAACATGCAACAATCTTTAGGCTCAATGAATCAAGGATACAACACAGCTATTCAAGCCAATCAAGGTGCGATTGGCGGATACGGCACTGCTGGAAATATTTACGGTCAGGAATTTGCTGGACGTATGCAAGGTTATCAAGCCAATCAAGCAGCTGCTGGTGGCGCTATGCGTGGTATTGGCGCATTGGTTGGTACAGGTCTTAGCTTAGGTACTGGCGGAGGATCTACCCTTGGCGCTAAATTACTAGGCTTTGCTGACGGTGGAAAAGTGCACATGGGTGCTGGCGG